TCAACAACTTCTAAAGGAGTTTGAAACGTTACTGGTTTGTCTGAAATTATGCTTTTCTTTTCCATTATAATACTTCAAAAGATATTCCCCTGTACTTAGATTTCAAAGCTGGTAAAATTCTGTTTGCGTCATCAACGTAATGTTTTACTCTGCCGGCAAATAGTCCTCCTGATGCACTCCTTGCTAAAGGAGTGTTTTGACTTACTCCATCTAAACTCATTTGAATAGAAGTGACGCCAATTCCATATAATATATCTCCAATGATAGCAAGTACATTAAGAGCAGCAAATTTAGCAATAAAATCAAATAAATCAGCAGGTATTTTATTCCATCCTGTTACATATCTTGGTTTCCAATAATTTGGAATATAGCTTTGTCCAAACCATCCGAGATGAGGAGACAATCCGTTGTAAATTAAAGAATTTTGCGTCATTGTAGCACCACTTTTACTTCCTGTGTTAGGAATTAAATAAATGTTACGATAAATAGCTACTTCTTCTTGCCTTTTGATTGATAACCATTCCCTCGGATATGTTATTTGACACACATCATTAATCCATCCTTCAAGATTATCAATATAAGAAATGGGATACATTGTTCTGATATAACCCCAAGACATAAATTCTTGTCGATTGAAATCACGATTTTCTTCTATGACTTGTTTTGTAAGTTTAATACTGAATAAACTTTCTACTTGCGTTTGAGCAGATTTAATGTGTTGAGAAATAGCTTGAGATGATAATTTCCTACCGTCATTTGAACAAATAGGAATACCAAACAAATAATTCTCTAACAATTCTGTAGGAGACATAATCATCTCTACATTTTTGTTATATTGTATTTTTAGTCTTAAACTTGGCATATCAGAACAATGTTAAAAGATTTATTTTAATCTTCTTCCTCGTCTTCTTCGTCAGAACCTTCTACGTTCATTACTTCGTCGAATTTTTTGAGCAAATAAGAAGACATCAATTTTTTACTTGTCAATTTTGACCATTCATCTTTCGGATATTCAGCTTCCTTTGCCATGGCTTTCATATCAGCAAGTTGCATATTTTTCAGACCTTTTTCAAATTCTTCTCTGTTAGAAAGTTCGGTGTCGTCTTCTTCATCGTCCACTTCGTCTTCAACCACTTCTTCGGTTTTCTTCTTAAGATAATCCCAATCATTAGTACCAGTTACAAGATGAGCTGCGCACTTAGGAGATACGTCTGTTACACCGTTACCATCTATATCAATGATACCATCTACAGGCACGCAAAGTTTCATTGATGCTACTTTTGGATTTTTTGCTTTAATTTTCATTTTCTTTTACGGTTTTTAAGAAAAAAGAGGAAGGGCAATTTTCCCTCCCTCTTTAATCAAGTTTAACAATTATATTTTGGTTATTTTACAAATTTACCAATATTGATAAATCGAACCATTTTCTTAGGAGCGTACAAGAACGGAGTTCCATACATAAGAATCATGAAACGGAATGCAGGAGAAAGAACGGCCAAATCCATTTTCATAAGAGGAGCAAGCTGAGCAAATTCAACTACTTCGTTATCAAATTGGAACAATGCAGATTGGTCAGTATCCGGCAAGAAGCGATTCATATCACGAATGACAGCAGGAGCACCGCCATCATAACCACGTGTAACATCATCCAAAGAAACTTCAAACAATGGGAAGAATTCTCCAGTAGCAGAACCGCCTACTTTGGTACGATAAATGCGATAGCAAGTTGCTTTGTTTACACCACCTCCGTCAGCAAATTTCAAATCAACAGCTCCATTTGCTACTGCAGTTACTGCTGCCGTAGAATAGATAGCCATATCAGATTCACCAAAACGGTTGATACCAATAACACCGTAATAAACATTACCAGCGTCATCTGAAGTCCATTTGCTACCAGAAACTGCAGTAGGAACAGCAGTAGGAGTAGTTACATCCCAAATAGGTTTGTTAGGAGCTTTCTGAGAAGTAGCAGCAGAAGCAGAGTTCTTACTCGGCAATTTCTTAAAGAATACATCATGATTCAATCCAACACGTCCGAATTGAGAATCAAATGCTTGAACATGTTGACCCATAATACCGTCTGTAAGAGCAGCACTATTCGGCATAATGAATTTATTACCATAGAAATTCTTCACAAAATTAGAAAGAACTGCAGGAGGACCATAAATCTGAGTACCCAGACCGTAATTTTCTACGATAGAATTTGAAGCTGCTTCGATTGCTTCTTCAGTAAGAGCCGAACCACGAAGGTCAACTACCATTTCTGAATCCATATATTCGCCATAAGAAGCCCAAGCATCAGATTGCATCTGTTGAGCTAAAAATCCGTTGAATTGTTCAGGAATATTCTTTTCGTTACCAAAATACAAACCCTGATTCAAAGTACGCAAAATCCAAAGAGTACCGTCTTTGATAGTACGTTCCATAACAGAACCAATCATTGTATTAACAAGAGTCATCTGGTGAGTAACACTCTTAGTTACACCAAGGTATTTCACCAACTGAGCTCTACGTACAAAGATGCTGTCTTCTTCTTCCGGCAATTCTCCTTCTCTGTTCCAACCGCCACGATTAGCACCATAAGAAGTTTGTTGATTGTACTCTTCGACTGTGTTATAAGCAGCCTTCTTAGGAAGGTCTTTCCACAAACGAATATCATTTTCACGGAAGGTGATATGCTTCAGAGTTTTCTCCAAAGATTCAACCTTCAAGGGAGCACCTGACGCTGTAGTCAGGTCTGCGGTATCACGGCCAGTAATTTGTTCAGCAGTCAACGCTTTATTCAAAGCATCTACATTTTCAGAACTTCCTGCGCCAAAGTGAAGACCGTCTTGCTGAGAAGCATAACCGTAATCAGCTAAATTGATTGATAATCTTTCCATTGTTCTTTTTATTATAAAGTGTTTTTATTTAACAATTTCATATCCAAATTCATTCTTAATACGTGCAATTATGCTTGCAGGTAAAGATTTTGTTGCTTCAAAATGAGTAACGGCTTTGCTAAACTCATCATCAAAACCCTTTGAAAAAGTAGCTTGATCAAGAATTTCAGCAACTACATTCTTTTGCTTACTCATACTTATCTGATTAGGATTTGATTTCGTCTTGCCTTCATTGCCGAATTCATTATCATTTGACTTAGCAAATTGACGTTCCACTGGACGTGCGGATGACAATGATTTTGGAGCCGGAACTTCAGAACCGAATGCTTCAAGTTTTTCAGACATAACTGAAATGGTTTCATCTTGAGCTTTTACAATATCAAGAAGTTCATTTTCACGAGCAGCTGCTGATTCAAGTTTTTGACTTGCATCTTTGACCATAACTCCAAGTGCTTTGATATACTTAGAATTAATTTGATGAGAAGTAGCAATTGCTTTCTCAATCCTGTCAAAACGGTTACCACCGTCTGATTTTTGTACTTTTTTGCCTTTTTTATCTTCAGCATCTTCATCATCCTCTTCGTCTTCAGTAGCTTCCTCCTCAGTAGTTTCTTCCTCTTCTTCGGTAGCTTCTTCAGTAGTTTCAGTTGGTGATTTTGCTTTATTGATAGGCTTTTCAGATTGCATGCCGGAAGCACCGCAACCCTTTTCGACTTCATTCGTATCTACATCAAGCCCAAGAGCTTCATATGCTTTCTGAATGTCATCCTCTGTTACGTTTTTTCTACCTTTCATGTTTGCAAATTTTATTAACATTAAATGAATTTTTTCTGCTTTTTCAATACTAATAGCTGGAATGTCTTTGAAAAGTCTTTCAACAACCTCTGATTTTGAAAAAGTTTGATTTTTTATTTTTTTATCAACCGATTCTTTTTTCAAAGGAGCAGCAGTTGTTGTGTCTAAACTCTTTTCTTCTTCCTCTTCTTCAAAATCATCAATTTCTCCTTTGATAATATTCGCAAAAGTTTTAGGATTTTTAGGTTGATGAGTAATAGCTACACCAGTGATAATAGCCTTTGTTATTATCTTATAATCAGAGGAGTTCTTATCATTTGATTTACGTTTTAAGACCTTACCTTCAATAGAATATCCCAAACGTCTTGTCTTTGAATCTTTTTCAAGAGTTTGAGCAAGTTCCCATACATCACACGCTATCTTACTGGAAGGATAAAGGTCAGTTTCAATATAAAGACCTTCTGGACGAATTTCCGCTTTTGAAGGTTCGCCTATAATTGTAGCAGGTTGACCTTTTGCTTGATGATGCCAATTGACCATTCCACTTTCTACTAATGGTTTAATATCAAAACCTTTTGGGTCAAGAAATTCACCATCACTGTCTTCATCTGAAGTTGAAGCTATACCTCCCAACCTCATTATTTCTTCTCCTGTAGTCGGGTCAATTATAGCTTCGCTTGCTTTTTCAATCGGACACCAAAATTTAAATCTATCTTCTATTATTTTCGACATACTTATAACAAATAAGGTCAAGAGTAATTAATTATACCTTTGACCTTATTATAACTGTCAATGTAAAAAATGTACAATTCTTACATTGAAATATTATCATACGCTTGTTTCATAGATATATTGTAAGGAATCCTACCATATTTTTTTGCTAAATCTTTATATCCTGCGCCATTATAAATAGTTGATACAGTATCCCAATCTTTATTTTTTAAAGCCAATTGCAATCTCGAATCAGTAGAAATAAATTTACAAATCTGCCAAACTTGTCTTTCTTCTCCTTTTTTAGCATCATCCCACATTTCGCCAACCGTTGAATAACCAAGTCTTGCGTAATGGAATCCCATGATCTGCCCAAGACCGATTGATGTTGATTGCATGGCATATTCTTTATTTATTAAAAAAGCATTGTTG